TCGAACTCGCCCTCAGTGAGGACGATGAACGGGGAACTGACGATCAGGGAGCGGGTGTTGAACAGCCGAGGCATGTCGCCGGGAAGCGACAGGTACTTTCCATGCCCGCGGTGGTTCTCCTTGCGGGCGGGGGCCAAGTAGTTGCCGGCCTCGTCCCGCACGCACTTGTTGGCTATGCAGCGGAAGCGGAGAGTCGCCACTGCGTGAGGTCCACCCGCAGGGCGCAGATACGGGACCACCAGGCTTCTTGAATACTGCTCATGACCAGTCTGCGCCGAACCGACGTACCCGAGGGTGAACCTTTCGGCTACGTCCGCCAGGCCGCGAGCCTTGATGTACTCCTCTGCCGGACTCCCCTTGAACTGCTGGAAGTACGTCTTCGCCGCTTCCACCGAACCGGGCATGTGCCCATGCCTGGGCTTCTCGGAAGCCAAGTTTTTCCTCTCGCATCACAACGTCTATCGAGTCCTCAGAGACCTGGCAGACGAAACAGTTCCATCGGTCTTTCTCGGTATTGACCGAGGCGCTGGGGTTCTCTTCAACGTGAAGCGGGCAGAGTGTCTTGGACCACCCTGCCCGCTCTTTTACGTCTATTGAGTAGTAGTGCTTTAGAACCGCAGCGATCGGAGGCTTACTTACCGCGCTGCGGGGCCGGGTCACCGATCCGCCTCACGTGAACGGGGAAGTTGTACTGCCGATACACAGAGCCCAGGAATTCCTTCTCGCCCCGCCACTTGCGGTAGTCGAGCTTCATGGGTGCCTCACTCATCGATAACTCCTCGCGTGTCCACGTGAAAGCGCGGTCCAAGGAAGCGGACCGCAGGCGGGTCGTCTAGGTAGTCAGCTGCGGATCGCAGCGTTTCGGGGTTGTCCTTTGCGCCCGGCAGAATTCGCCGGTTGCACAGTCGGCAGGTGAGTCCTCGGACCAGGCCGGTTTTGTGGTCGTGGTCCACGTCGAGCCGGTAACGCCTTGGCTGTCGGCAGATGGCGCACACGCCGCCTTGGTAGTCCATGAGGGCCTGAAACTCGCCAGGCTCTAGGCCGTAGGTGTTGGTCACCCGCGCTTCGTGTGACGAGGCCCTGCGGGTTTTCTTCCTACAGGTCGAGCACACCCGCCCCTGAGGGGTGAAGAACCGAACGGCCCTGTTCTTCTCGCACTTTGAGCACTGCCGGTATCCGGCTCGGGGCTTAGCGGGCACTGGCCCTCAGGGCCGCCTCAAGCCTGTGCTGGCTCTTGAGGTCTGCTGCCTCGTCGGCAAGCGCCTGGAGGTACGAGAGGGGCAGAACTTCCCATGCCGGCCCGCCTGCCGTAGGCATCGTCACTGCAACCACCTGAGCGGCACTGTGACGAGAGTGGAACTTCAGTTCCTTGGCCAGACGGTAGAGACGCATTCGCTTCGGCTTCTCGACCGAGAGGACGAGAGCGACAACACCCCCACCAGCATTTCGAATCTCATTGCCTGAGATTTCGGGGTTCTCATCCAGAAGGACATCCACGATTTCCCTCTGAAGGCTGTACCCGCAAGTTCTTCCGTTCATTTCCCCGCCCCTTTCCTATTTCCAATATAGGCCGACCTCGTCACGGATTCAAGTTTTAAGATCCATCTGGGCTGTGGCCTATCTCACTTAGAGGGTGTTGGCGATGTCCGTGAGCCGCATGTTCGTCGAGTTGAACTCGTACGAGCTGTACGTCTGCCCGCTGGAGTCCTCGAAGCCCTCACGATTCTTGACGGGACTGGCGTGAATTATGCGCCCGTCCATGCCATCGATCTCCTTGAAGAGCGTCAGGATGACGTTCGGGACTCGGCCGATCTTGCCCTTCACCCCCGACAACGGGATGGGGTTGAGACCGTCACTGTGCTCCCCCGTGACATGGTGGAGCGAGAGCACATGAGCGCCCGTGTAGCGGGCCATTTCTGACATGTACTCACACATGGCTTCCAGGCCGAACGTGAAGCTCTCCGCGTCACCGGCCGGGTTATCCCCCGCCACGTTCGTGATGTTGTCCACCACGATCAGGTGCGGGAACATCCCGAACACCTCGAAGTAGGCCCTGAGCCTCGATTCGATGTCCTTCAGAGTGGGCCTGGCGTCGTAGTCGAACCGAATCCACCAACGCTTGTTCAGGTACCCCATGTACTCGTCGAACTCGTCGGCTAGGAGCTTCCGCTTCACATCCCGCACGTTGTCGCCCGTCAGGATGGCCGTGGCTCGGGTGAGTTGGGTTGCAGCGTTGGAGTCCGCACTGAAGTACATGACCGGGATGCCACCGAACAGTGCCAGGTTCAGGGCGAACAGGCTCTTACCCGTACCGGGGCCGGCAGCGATGAGCGAGAACTCACCACGGCGGAACTCGACTTCATGAGCGGCCAGGCCCTTGAACGGCGAAGGGAGCGGCTCCCCTGCCGCCCCCTTGACCAACACTGATTGCGCAAGGCTGTAAATATTCTTTCCTTTCCTCTAATCCCAAGCTAGATCACCTTCGTCACGGATTCAAGTTTTGGATGAAAAAAATATGCACCCGTGCGATACATCACAGAAGTTGCAATCGAAGCCGGGGTTAGCGGGAAAGTCCCCACGCTTCACGCCTGCGTCCATGTCCGCGAACCTCTGACCGATCTCGTCCTCGCTCACCTGGTCCACCTTCACAGGCCGGGACAGCTTGCCCGTCTTGGCGAGGTACCAGTCAGCGCGCTTGACCTTCACGCCCCACTGCTGACGCATCGCCACGGCGTACGTCTGAAGCTGGAACTTGGACTTCATGGTGCCGGTCTTCAGGTCCCGGACCCTGACCTCGTCCTCCTCGCCCTCGACCTCATCCTCTTCGAGGGCCTGGTCGATGAAGCCGCGCACCTTGATGCCGCCCAGCTCGACCATGAAGGACAACTCAAGTGCCGGCCCTCCCTTGTTCGGCTCCGTCCAGAGTGCCGGCCGATTGACCTTGCTCCACTCGACGTAGGCCGCTGTCTGGTCCATCCCCAGGACGTAGCGGCGCTCGATGTCCTCGCCGCCCGTGTAGCGCCCTGCGGCCAACCACTTGTCCGTGTTGGGCTCCAGCTCCAGGGCCTTGTTCACCATGTCCGTGTACTGCTCGTGGAAGAGGTCCGTGACCTCATCGGCCTCCAACGTACGAGACGACCTCTCGAACGCCTCTGCGGCGGAGTGGAAGGCCGTCCCATGGAAGCTCCACGCGGCCGGTCTGGGCTGTACACGCTCTACCCGCTGGAGGTACCAGCGCCATGCGCACTTCTCGTACTGCTCTGTCTGTGAGACCGACCGCGGCTGATTCTCAACACTCAATGCGCAATGCCTCCTAGGTTGCTCAGTCTGATGACGGTGAACGCGCTGCTGCCGGGGATCTCGGCGTGGCCACGGCCATAAGTGGTCCGTGCGATCTCCAACGCGGAGACACGAGCCCCAAGTTCACGTTCCAGGTCGTGAATCCGAGGTCCAGTGAGTGAGTCAAGGGACAGATCCGAGATGACCAGGTCCACCCAGTCGCCCACCACTCCCTGTGTGTAGAGGACCAGCACCCCCAAGGTGTCGTAGTCCGCTCGCACCTCAACTGTCTGAGCATCCCAGGTGTGTTGACGGACTGTGGTGTCCGCCTGCCCCCGAGAGATCTCACCCAGCCACGTGCGCGTTTTGTTCATCTGTCCACCGACCGAGTCACAGATCCGTAAGCGGAAGAAGCCCTTCCCCCCTGCTTTCACAATACAGCTTGATCGCGTGACGGCAATACTCGACTTTCCAGGAAGTGGACTCCCCAATTGGTTGTAGTAACTAAGGTAAAGAGATGGCAAAGGAAACACAGAGAGCCCCCCACGGAGGTCCGTGGAAGGCTCTAGATTGTCCGGTTTAGAGTCAAATCAGGCATCTATCCCCGCGCCAGTCGTAGCGGGAGGAAGCGAGATCGCCTCCAGGTGGGGGCCCTTGGGCAGCTCTCGGCCCTCGGGCCAGCGGATGACTAGTCTGCCATCTGACGGCTCCCTGGGCGCGAACACCCACGGGTTCTCTTGGCTCCAGTCGAGCGTCAGGATGAGGCCGTTCAGTTCAAGGTTAGCTGCGAAGCGCTCGGCCCGGTGCAGCTGCTTTTCCGTCAGCGTTGGGTCCCCGAGACGACTCCGTATGAACGACGAGAGGTCGCGCACGCGGTTGAAGCGGCTGAACTTACTCCGATCGAATTCATCCCGTGGCCAAGCAGCCTCAAGAATGGCGGCAGCCACATTAGCGAATGGCTTTCGCTCAAGTCCGATTTGCGTAAACCGCATATTGACCGCCTGGACCGAGCAGCCGAAAGCCTGGGCAATTTCCTTATCGGTCAGACCTTCACGGAAATAACGTCTCAGGGTCTCGTTGTCCGGCAGCTTAGTCACGGCGGGCGGTCCTCTCGAAGTTTCATCCAAGGTACCGACGGGTTGTCACGAAATCAAGTTCCTTCGGTGTACGAGCCTGCAATGGCTTGACTCTGTGATGGCTGGATCTTGAGTCTGTGACGGTGTGACCTGGGCCTCACTTGAGGTCAACTCTGTCCCAGACCAACGGCTTTGACACCGACATCCTTAGTGAGAGAGCGAGTGAAACGAGCGAGCGAACATCACAGATGAGTACAAGTTGTGAAGAACTAGTGAGTGTCTTAACGAGTTCTTAAGGAACCTTGCCTAACTCCCTGACTGTCATACTTTCAAGTACTAACTAAGTCTCATCTGTACCAGTTTTCCCTGTTGATCCGTCGGTTGAGTCCAGGCTCCTGACTAGGCATCCAGGGCACGGCCCCGGCCGCCAGACCAGTACCCGGCCGGGGCCACAGACCACAGGAGAGACCATGCCGAGAGCCAAAAGCATCTGCCTGAACACAGGCTGTTTGGTCCCCTCGGCCAGGGACGGCCGATGCCTCGACCACCAGACTCGGAAGAGCTGGAATAGAACAAGTGCTCGAAATGCTTCGAGGCCGAGGGATTGGTCGAAGCGTCGCTCTCGAATACTTGTTCGAGATCGGTTCACTTGCCAGCAGTGCGGATCGCACAAAGAGCTGGAGGTTGACCACATCGTTCCGGTAGCCCGCGGTGGCTCCTGGGAGCCAGACAACCTGTGGGTTCTCTGCAAGACGTGCCACAAGCGCAAGACGTACAGCGAGGGCCGCCCATAAGGCGGCCTCCATCCCCGATAGCTCAGACGGCAGAGCAGCGGACTGTTAATCCGCGGGTCCCTGGTTCGAGTCCAGGTCTGGGAGCTGACACCAACAGCACCCCACCAGAGCACCCCACCAGTCTTTTCGGCTGGCAGGGTGATGGTTCTACGGCTGGGAGCAAATGCACCTCAACTTGCGGCACTTGTCGCAGCGCTGAAATTTCACGTACTCCAACCACAAGCGTGCGAAGAGCAATGCCTCCGCAACCCACTGAACGCTCTGTCCAGGGTCGGACATCGCAGCTCCCTAGGGCCGTGAGCCGTTCCCGACAGGTCAGGCTCGGGGATGGGGGATGGGTGTTGTGAGACAGCCCATGCAGGCTGACCCCCTCGCCGTATGGGCGAGGGCGTCACTTGCCCTTGGTCCCTATCCACTGGCGCTAGGTGCGGGTAGTGCCCGCACTTCCATTATCGCGCAGTGTCGCCGGTTCGCAGCCGGTCGGACGCACCATCACGGCCGCCCCCTGAGGGCGGCTTCTTTCATTCCTACTTACTCACCGTCGGAGGTGTCCCATGTCCGCGTGCAACGGCAGGTGCTTTGACTGCCCCTACGACTTCTGCGGGCCTGAGGTACCGAAGCGCCGGCCAAGCAAGGCCGCTGAGCGGTCCTGGCG